GGATGAATACAATCGTGTTCACCAGTCTCAACCAGTAATGCCAGAAGATGTCCCCTACATCTCTTAAATCAGCCAACACCTATAACGATGAGGACATCCAACTCTCGTCCGAACTCACATCCCTATATTCTCTTGCCCGCACCAAGAAACGGCGTATGTATGGTATGTGGCGTAAGAACTATCTTCTTATGTGTAACCGTGCGTGGTCGGACTTTCGTGCATCGTCTTGGATGCCGTCACCAACTGATAGCGAAATCTATCCGATCATTTCTGGCGTTGCTGGATGGATGACCGATCAAGAGGTAAGCGCAAGCATCAGCGCATCTGCAAATCCATCTAGTGCCTATGCTCAATATCTCGACAAGTTGGCATTGGACTTACAGAATGTCTACAATGCAAACTGGACGACATTAAACTTTGATCGTCAAGTCAACCTTGCTATCATTGATGCCTGTCTCTACGGCTCTGGCATATTCAAGTCTGTCTGGGATTCTGGTTACGATGAAGGAATGGGCCAAGCATTGCTCCAACGAGTTGATCCTTGGGCAATCTATCCCGACCCCAATGCAACTTCTCTTGATGATATGCAATTCATCATTGAGGTCAAGCGGTTGTCTTTCGATGAAATCGAACGCCGCTTCCCACTTGCCTATGATGCCGTAATTGCCAATTACTCGCATCTACAACTAGGCTCTGTAACAGACAATGATATCCGTCCACAGTTGGGTGACTCAGACACATTCCCCAAAGCTAATCTTGGTTGGACATCTGGCCCAGGTTCAAGTTCTCTTTCCGGCGCTATGGCTTATGGTTTACCTGGTCAGTCACGTAAAGCTATTACCCAGTCCGCGGGGATACTCGTCTATGAGACTTGGATGCGTCAAAACAAAGTCACTAAGATTGAAGACACTCCTCAGAAAGAACAACCCAATGATGAGCTGTTGTATCCTGACCATATCGTCACCGACTCTTGGAGAGTAGTTATCCATGCAGCCAACACAATCCTCTTCGATGAATACGCTGACGATCTCTGGACATCCGGTCGCCATCCTTATTCCAAGTTCGAGTTTGACGACATTGGTGAATTCTGGGGTATGCCGTTAGTCAGTCACCTTGCTCCTGCGCAGGTAGCTATTAACAGGTTGCTGTCGTCTATCCAACAAAACGCCGAACTCTGTGGTAACCCCATCTTCTTGGAGTCAGCTAGTGCGGGGATATCTCGCACAACTATAGTCAACAAGCCTGGTCAACGTCTAGTCATGGACGGTCAGAATGGTGGAGCAGCGACTCCCCCGACTTGGCTTAATCCTCCTCCTCTTTCCCAAGGTATCCAAGACCTAATCAGGTTTTGGATTGAGCGAATGGAGAACATCAGTGGCTTGGCACAAGTTTCTAAAGGGAAGCAACCCGCCGCTAGAACTCCGGCATCCACCACGTCCAGCGTACAGGAGTCAGGTTTCGTTCGTATTAGACGAGCACTTCGCAATCTCCAATATGCTCTCCGTGAAGCAGCCCAACTACAATGTGAACTCATCTGTGAAAACTATACAACCCCCCGTATCGTAAGTGTAGTCGGTGACAGCGGTGAACCTACATCTCTTGCACTTGCTTCACGACATTTCTATGATCCGACAAAGACTGGTGCTGAGCCATTTAAATACGCTCTCCAAATAGACTGTGGCGCTAACAACCCCACATCTCGCCAGTCTCGTATATCTGAAGCCGATACACTCTTTGCTATGGCCGCAATCGACCGTGAAGCTGTATTGGATGCTCACAATTATCCAGAGCGCGGTGCGATTAAGTCTCGTATGGATCAAGCTGAACAGGCTGCTGCTCAAGCTGGTAGTGCTCCTAAGCCTGGACCTGGTAAACGTGTCCGTGCTGGTCGGCAAACTTAACGTAAATGAATCGTGTATATCCACGTCTCCCAGAAAGGCGGTAAGCTGTAGCCATGCCTTCTATATTCGGTCCTGACGCTGAGGAACCGACTGACATTCCTTTTGGCATAATCGCTAATGGACATGGCCATATTGGCCTCGATAAACATGATGAGTGTTGCTCATGCGCTTGTTGCCGAAGAAACGTAACAGTCCGGGACAACTTCCCCGATCCCTACAACCGTTAAAGGAAAACCATATGTCAATCTTTTCTGATCTCGTGGATGCCGTAAAAGAGCATTCTAAAGTGGTCGAAGCTGTTATCGCTGAACTCTCTACTCCCGTTGTAGAGGATGATGTCAAAGTTCTCCTCGCTCAGGTCAAGAGTGACACCGAATCTCTTTCCGCTGCTATCAAAGCACATGAGTCAACAGCAACGTCAACCATATCTGCCACGGCACCAGTCGTGGACGAATCTACATCCATCAACGGTTAAGATCAGGATAATACGATATTCGTTCTGATCCTAACCACCCTAATAGAAGGGGGTGAACACATGGCACGTCGGAAGCACCGCGGGGGCAAGCGTAAGTAATTAGCGCTTTGGGGGAGCGGATGATGTGTCTGGTCAACCTTCATCCCCTCCCCCAAACCTCACTCTCGGAATACTAAAAGAAAGAGAACCACAATGGCAGAGAATTACGCAAGTAACTATGGTGGCACCAAAGGTAAAGCTACCATCATCCCGCAGGGACAGACTTCTAGCGTCTACGGCAATGACCCGAAAGTTCAAGCCAAAGTGCCTGGAGCTACTCCCCTAAAGCCGTAATGCCCGAAGCCCTGATTAAAGCGCGTGGTGGCGCTAAAAGATATCGCACCATCTCTCTACCGGGTGGCAAATATATCCATCTCGCTATCACCCGCAAGTCAGGGCCTCGTGGTGGTAAAACAGTCGCAGGACCAGTACGAACAAAAGGAAGGAAAACAAGCCGTGGTAATTAGCGCGAATCTAACTGACAAACAGGTCCAGAGCCATATGCTCAGTGCCGGTATTGTCACTCGTGCTGTTGTCAATCCTGATGGTTCTAATATAACCGGGACAACGGTATTGTCTACTGGTAGTACAGGTTTGACTCTGATGGATTTGCTTAGTCAATCCATCATTGAGTCCACTAGCAAGCTAGGCCAACCTGCTCTCAAGATCGGTCGACCATAATGACTATCTCTGCAAACCTCAATGATAAGATCGCTGGTTGTATCATTGAGTCCACTGCTGTTCCTGGCCAACCTGCTGTCGCTGTTGTTAATCCTGATGGCAGCTCTGTTGGCGGTGGAGGTGCTGTAAGCTCTGTTTTTTCTCGTACTGGTGCTGTCGTTGCTGCGAGCGGTGACTATACTGTCGGACAAGTAACTGGCGCCGCTCCATTGGCAGGTCTTACAGCAACGATCACCGGCACTACAGCAGGTGCACTATATACATCTTACAAAGTATCTAGTGGCACTTTTGTATTTACTCTACCAGTGCCAGTTTCAGGTGGTTGGACAACGGTAACCAACTGTGGTTCAGGTGTTGTTACCATTGCGCATAACTCGACTGAAGTCATCTTTGGTCTTGGACTCGGTAGCTCCGGCGCATCGTCCATCGCTCTTGGCGCTATAGGCGCAACTGTAACCCTGGAGTCTGACGGCACTAACTGGTACATCACCGCTCAGAGTGTCGGCCCTGTTTTGCCATCTGGTCGTGCGAGCGGCAATATGAACTTGAGTACCCTCGGTAACTACTCCCTAGTCCTAGGGGCCGGAGGCAGCTCTTACGGCACAGCAACATACACACGCAATGGAATCACCTATTCGACCACAACAGGCCTTTTCACCGTCCCGATGGCTGGTCTGTACAGTGTTGGAGCGTATTACATCCTCACTCTAAACGGTAGCAGTCAAACTAATAACGCTTACTGGCAACTAAATATCCTACACAATGGCGTATCTACTGGTTCGGGGCCGGTGATGCCGTTGTTATCGCCCACCTACACTAGCTATTCTGGAAACAGCGTATTCGATGACGTGGTATGTGCGGCAGGAGACACTCTCGGCGCCGAAGTTCTCGGCTACAATTTCAGTAACGCTATGGCGACTAACAGCTACGTGCTGACAGTCAAGGGATTGCCGAACTAATCATGCTCACTCCCGAAGACATCGCTCTCATGCAATCCATAATCGACTCCTCGACATTCACTTTCTCCGGTAAGTCCATTGAGTCTGAAGTCGCCAATCTCATCCATCTCAAGTCTTCCATTGCTCATCTCAAGTCTTCCATTGTCTCGTGTGCTCCAGAGGATTCCAATGCCTAATACCGTTTCTACAATGGCTGAGGGTTTGCAAAAAGTTCTTGCTGATTTATCAGCTTGTCTTGTTGCGCCTGATGCTGACATGCAATTCATTCAAAACGTACAAAATCTAATCGTCACTCGGATGCGTGCGGGCATTGGCGGCACCCCTGGCATGGGTGGTCCTGGTCAGGGTCAACCGGGCCAACCTCCCCAGGGCGGCCCTGGTGGCCCACAGCCGGGTCAAATGCCTGGTGGCCCCGGTGGTGGCGGAATGCCTCCCGGTGCTCTCCCTGGCGCACTGGGCGGTCTAGGCGGCATGGGCGGTGGCGGGGTTCCTGGCGTCCGCTCGATGCCACAAATGCCCCCCGTCGACGAACTTCGTCGGCTACTACAAGGACAAGCTGGAGGTTAATGACCAATGACTATTGAACTCGACCCAACTAATCCAACTCCTGAATCTCAAATCGTTGAGCAACAGGAACCGTCTATCGACGAAATATTCGATCAGGCAATGGCTAAGATTCACAGTCTCGGCAATAATGCTGAGCCTGTAACTGAACCTGTGACTGAACCTGTAACTGAGCCAACTGACGAGACTACTGAACCTGTAGTTGAACCTGTAGTTGAACCTGTAACTGAACCTGTAGTTGAGCCTGTAACGCCAACTGAGCCAACCGAGCCAACCAATCAGCTCAACTCTGATCTTCAGCAACGTTATTACAACTTCGATCAGTTCCTTCGCAATAACCCTGGAGCTGCTGAAGGCATCAATGAGTATCTCCGCACTTATGGGGCGCGACCCAGACCTGCCCCCGAGCCGACTCCTGAGCCTCTTCCAGATTTTCTTGACCCTGATGACCCTGTAACTGGTTATCTACTTGAGCGTATTGACCAGTTGCAATCTCAACAGCAACGGGTTATTTCGGAATCTAATGAGCGTGCTCGTCAAGAGGGTTTGTCTCAATACAATACCGCTCGTGACGTCTGGCAGACTCGCTACTCATTTTCTGCCGAGGAGATGAAAGCAATCGAACAATCTGGCGCTGAGCTATCAATCATGGCAGGGTTAATCTCGAATGGTATGTCTATTGCTCAAGCAACAGATCGTACCCTCGACACGGCCCTACGCTCTATCCCAGAAATCTATGACCGCTATATATCCGCTCGTACTGCTGAGCAACGTACTCGTGACAATGCCGATAAGCAGCATCAAACCAAACTCTCAGCCCTAGCAGGCCGAACAGGTGTAACATCAGTACCAGCTCCACTAGCAACCGCATCAGACAAGCGGGCAGCAATGGTCAATGATCTAGCTACCGCCCTATCTGGACAATAAGAAAGGAATAAACGATAATGGCAGCCTCTCCAATTGGCACGAATGTCGTTACCTCGATCTCTCGGCGTTACATTCTGCCCGAGGTTGCGGATAACATTTATAACTCTAACCCTCTATTCTTCCGTTTAAACTCTTCAAACCGGAAGGTTATTCAGGGTGGATTCCAAATTGAACTTCCCCTCATGTGGTCGTCTATGACGGCTGGTGGCCCTTATCAGGGTTACGACCTCTTGGACACCCAGCCCGCAGACACGGTTCAAAACTGTGCCTTTGAGTGGAAGCAGTATTACGTCAATGTCACGGTTGATGGTCTTACTCTTTTGAAGACCGATTCACCCGAAGCAATCGCCAATCTTATCTCGCTTGAGTTCCAACAGGCAGAGCAACAGATGGCTGATAACCTCGGCACTGGTCTGTTCTCGGATGGCATCACTAACCCGAAGTCACTCGACGGTATCATTGCTGCAATCGACACTACGCTCGTCAATCCGAATTATGGTGGTATTGCAGCATCGACTAATAGCTGGTGGGAAGCGAACCTTGACACGGCAACAACCGTGACTTCGCTTGCTAAGTATCAGGCGCTATTTGGCTCTTGCACCGCTGGTGGTCGTCACCCGACTATTATCCTCGGTACGCAGTCTTGCTACAACTACTTCTACAACTTGAACGCCACGTATCAGACTTTCCCGTCTGCTCCTGGTGGTCAGGATGAGCAGTTGGCGCAGGCAGGTTTCACTAACCTCCTATTCAACGGTGTTCCATTCGTCGTTGATTCCCACATCTCGGGTACGGGTTCTACAGGTAAAGTCTTTATGGTCAATGAAGACTATTGCTTCCTGTACGTTTCCCCTCGCTCAAACTTTACAATGGAAGACTTCCAGACTCCTGTTAACCAGGACGTCATGGTCGCCAAACTCCTGTGGGCAGGTAATCTTGCGTTCAACAACCGCGCCCGTCAGGGCAAGTTCACAGCGCTCACGAGTTAAGAGAAAGGTTCATTATAATGCCAGAACAGCAGGTAGGAAATCCCACTGGTGCCTATGTCACCAGTGGCCAGGGTCAAACCCCTGATTACGGTGGTATGTCCACTTACCAGTTTGTTGCAACTGCAACAATCACAGCAAACCAAATTGTTGCGTTTGATGCAACTGGTAACGGTACGATCATCCCTTGCACGGCAGCTCTTACACCAGTTGGTGTAGCACAAAATGCTTCTGCTGTAGGTGGCGTCGTTGACGTTTGTGTGCGTGGTTTTGCCACAGTTGTAGCAGGTACTGGTGGCATCACTAAGCAGACTCTCGTCGGCGTTCTCGCCGCTGGTGCCGGTGGTCCTGCTGCAACGAATGGCCTCAACGTTGGCGTAGCTATCACAACTGCTACTGCCACGAATACGGCCATAGTCTTTGTGGACACTTTGTAATGTCCCTCGTCGATAATCTCTATCTCGTCACGAACGAAGATTCCTCGCCAATCGAGTTTGCGTATGCACGCAACTCTATTGTTATCGAAGCTGGCAAGCATGCAATGGTGCCGTTTGAGGCAATAGTCGAAAAGCTTGGCGATCCTCGCTCTGGACCAACGACTCAGAAAATTATCGTTGATGGTCGGGATGTCGGTCGTATTGCATCACGTTCATGGTGGCTGAAAAGATTGGCTACTTACTACGGGACTTATGATCCGACTGATGTAGTGGGCTTGAAAGCTATCATGCCTAAAGTTTCAGTCACAACTCTCGAAGGTGACGATCCTAAGTTCTCCTTCCCCGTTGATGACCCTGACTGCAAGTACCTATCTCCATCCACCAACACTGGCGTATCGGATGATGAGAACTTGCGTCGGGAACTAGAAAGCATGAAACGTCGGATGCGAGCAACTGAAAAATTGCTAGCTGAAAAGGGAATCCCCGAACCGGCTGAGAACATCCCTGAAGATGTACCGCCTGCTAATATAGCAAGCGCTCGCGGACAAGCTTCAAGTCTTCTAAAGAAGTAATGTTCCAATGACTGTAGGCCAGGAAACCGATCTGAGTCGATACCTGACCTACAGTCGGCCCAAACTCTTGTATACACTAGGTAAAGTTCTAACCGAACTTCGTGGGGTCACCCAGGAATACTTTATGCTGAAAGGTGAAGAGACTCGCGCTCAAGCTCAAGCTTATATCAATTCTCATCCTGGTGACAACATAACAACTCGTAATGCAAATGCTAAGGTTGCTGGCCATGAAATCACAGCGACCTTATACAGCGTCAAAAACGAACTTGAGCAACTGACCATTGAGCGTGACTTTATTCAACTTCTACTCAACGAAAGGGCAACCGATGGCGAAGAAATCCTCCAAGAAAGCAACAATGCGTGAAGCTGGCAAAAAAAGGAAAGCTTCCCGTAAGTCTTCACGTAACGCTGGTATGAATCTGGTACAGTCCGGCAGGCCGTAATTTCTCATGCCTCAGCCTAATGCTGCTGGAGCTGACGGCCGAGGCGGCCAAACTTTACAAGTAGTTGATTTTCGAGCGGGCATCGTAAACAACTCCACTGTTTACGATGCTCCGTTCGTTCGTGTAAACACGATAGGGTCGCCGTTGTCGTTGTCTCAAGTGACAGCTTCAGCAGCGACCTATAACTGTATCGCGATGGGTAATGGCGGCTTAGCTCCCCTGCCCAAACCGCAGCCCTGGCAAATGCCAACTGTTGGTAACACTGGTCCATATTACGATGCAACGACCGGTGAGCCCTATCAGTTGTGTGGCGGTCTACTATTTACTGAAGCTCAATTTGGATCAGCAGCTTTAGCGTTGGAAACCCCTAAGTCCATTATCATGGCATTGCGTACGTATACTCCTGATACGGGTTATCCTCTCAACGTTCTCCTCGAATATAACCTAGCTGTAAGCGGATGGACTGTCATCTGTAGCGATGAAGCCCAACAACCCGCTCAAGCCTGCACAGGTTGGCTAACTCCCCTCTACCCATTTATCTCATACTACCAAAACGGTGCATCGCCTTATCTTACCGAAGGCGACATGGACCCTACTATTTTCTTCTCGACCTGGACTGGCCAAAAGGATCAAGGCGAGGCTTCGTCTAACATTGTCCTTGGTTATGACATGACACTTGATACTGAGATTACAAGTGGTGTCCATGTTAATCCTTTCTCGCCATTCATCCTTGGCTCTGGTCGTCGTGGTATCCTATTCGGTCATCAGCTTCGTACGGGATTCTGGCAAGAGATCGGCAATGGCATCTGTAATCTATTGTCTTACATCGACCCCGTACTATCTGATTGGCAGACATCTGCTAACATTGATCGTGGAGTCAACCCAGATATCGGATTACAGTATGAAGTTTTCCAAGCTGTTAATCCATCATCTGTTACGGCATGGGGTACTTATACAACCGGTGACCTACTAGTCATAACGGATGAGGGGGGTGGCTTTATAGTCTCGGGAGATTTCTACGATCCCACAGTTACTATCTGCCCCGGTATTCAATCTTCTGGTGGATTAGTCGGTGTACCTGCAATGACCCCAAATGGTCTTGTGTATATCTCAGCCGACAATGGCGCATGGGTTTGGGATGGTGGCGCTACAGCTACTAAGATATCCTCACAGATCAGCGACAACTTTTATGGTGCTACGGATGGCCCAGCAACGTCATTAGGGAACTATTCTCAAGGTTCCTTCTATTCCGTAATGTCCGATGGTGATTTGATCTTCTTTTCTAACAACTGGGTCTATAACACAACACTCGGCTCGTGGTGGCAGATCGGCTCTGCTGTCGAAGGTTATCCCTATATGTGGTACGTATCAGTACCAGATAATGTCAATGCTAATGAAGGCGGTGGGCGTACTCACCGTATCTACATGGCTCCTGGCGTCTTCAATGACAATGAGTTGAGTGTCGGCGCATATTGGGATAAGAAAGTTCCTGCTGATGATTGGCAATGGCAGTCCAACCCAATCCTCCTCGATGATGGATATATATTCGATATCCGCCAAATAATGATTCAGTTGTCTGGACCGGCTACATCCACGTTCACGATGACTCTAACTGATGCTGGTAACGGTTCGACCCTAGCTACGAAAACAATTATCCCCGATAACACTGGTCCTCAATGGTTCCGCTATAATACTCCAGCGACAACCCAATCATTTATCGTTACCATTAAAGCCATCGACACTGCTACTCCTCCATCAGTTCCAATGCTCATGTATGGCTTCGATATTATCTATAACACTCGCTACCCAGTGGCGGTTAACTAGTCATGGCAAACATCAATCTCCAGCTCCCATATAAAGACTTAACCGATAAGAAGACTCAAACCAACTTCTTGCAGATTCAGCGCTTAATTAACAACACCGACTTCGGTGGCGGTGGTGGATATGCGAGTTTGATGGGACCAGGCAAAACCACGATGCCCGGTGATCTTTATCAAGTAGGTGGATTCATTGTTGATAGCCCTGGCAATAGTGCCCCCATCGAGTTCAATATAGATCCTGGTGGTGTAATGCCTATAGAGTTATCTCAGAATGGCAACGGTGGGATAAACATTAACAATAATGGTACAGGCGGTATCATTATCTCTGATGTCGCTGAAGGCAATATCCATATCAACGCTACAGGTGGTAGCGTTCGGTTCGAGACTTATATCTTTGCCGTACATAACTCTGGGAGTGGAGATGGCGGTCAAATCAACTTTGACGCTGGCGATTGTACTGCCTTCGCTGACTCCGGTATATTCCTAGCTACTGGTTCTCTTCCTATCTATGCGAGCAATGCTGCATCTCTAGCTGATGGTCGTTCAGACGGCTATCTCTACTTACTCGGCAACTTGTTCGGTCCACTATGTGTTACACATGCTCCATAGTCAATATGCTATAATAGGAACACAATGTCCCTCACCCTATCTGAAGCCCAATCTATCGTATCCAATGCTCTTGATGATCCAAACAATGATTACGTCACGCTCGCTCAACTGACAAACTGGATCAATGAGGGATGTCTGGATATCGCGCGCCGTTCACAGACATTGCAGCAGATGGCGACAATACCTGTCATCGCTCTTCAAAACATCTACACGATGCCAACCAATCTTCTATCTGTGCACCGTATGGAGTACATCCCCTCCGGTCAAATCTACCCTAACCAACAAATATATCCATTGGTCTATCGCGCTATCAACGACATGGACCAGGTATGGGGTGTTAATCAAGGCTCTCAGTCCACCTATCCCCAATTCTTTACTCCTTGGTCTAATCCTCCTAACCTCACGGTCCAACTCTTTCCAGTCCCCGCTCAATCAGGGACACTCAATGTTTGGTACTATCGCACCGCCACTCCAGTAATCAATGGTGGGGATCTATTAGATGTTGTAGAAGGTTTCCAAGGTCTAGTATGTATGTTCGCTGAATACATGGCCAAGCGTAAGGCTGCTGACCCGACCTGGAAAGATGCTAAAGAAATATACGAAGCCGACTTCCAAGAGTTGATAAACCGTACTCGCTCGTATACTGATCAAGCCGGTACGTTCACGTCTGGTCCAACCGGGCAACCTAACTGGCTATACGAGATGGGTGATTACTAATGGCACTGCCTAACTATGGTGTTGCGGCTAGCACTAATGTGTTTAAACCACAGACCTCGACTAATCCTTATCAGGCAATGGCCAAGGAATTAGGTGGTTCAGCCGCTGCTGCTATTGCCCAAAACAATGTATCTGCGGCTAATACAAAAGCTGCTGGTTTGAATCAAGGGAACACTATCTCCTCTGAAGCCCAAGCCCTACAGCAACAATCAGGTATCTCCCTTGGTCAAAATACATTGGCTGGTCAGAACATTGGCCTAGAGCAACAAGGTAATACACTCGCTAAACAACTGGCCACATACCTCCAAAATATCTCTACTCAGCAATATGGTCTAACTCAACAGCAACTGGGTGAGCAGGGTGCTGAGAATACATACGGTTATAAGACAAACACTGCTTCCCAGCAAGCTACTAATGCTGGTACTGGTGTCGTCGGTTCACCCGGTAACAAGCAAGCTATGGCTACACTTGCCAAGAACTATGGATGGTCACAGGCTGATGTTAAGCGCCAGCAGCAACAGGCTAAGCTAGGCTATCAGTCATCGACCGCTCAATATCAAACCGGTCAGGCTCAATCAACTATCCAAACTCAGACATTGAATAATCTTGCAAAGTCTAACAGTATGTCTGCCGATCAAATAAAGGATTCGCTGACGACTGGATTAACCCAATACGGTCTTGAAGGTGCTACCAATGCTGATCAAGTTTTGGCGGCACTTGCTAATGCTAAGGCTACCAATGACACGACCATGATGGATGCAATCGCTCCAGTGTTAACAGCGAGCGGACTTAACTTCGGCAATCAAAATAGCGGTACGACAACGACGAAGAAAAAGAAGTAGGCGAACATGACGACTAAAAAGAAGAATACAACTTCAACTAAATCCAAGAAGGCAACTCCAGCCACAACCCCAACCCCATCTACCAATACAACTCCATCTACCGATGTAACTCCATCTGACATCACTAGTCTCATGAACGATGTCGGCGGTTATGGTTCGAGTTCTACCGGTGCATCAACTCCTACAGCTTCGACTAAAGCAGACTTGCAGATGCAAGCTGCTATCGCTAATTCTCTTGCTCCATACCTCAAGTCCATGTCTGCCTATAGTCAATCCGCTACCGACAATGGTCAAACCACCTATACTCCCGATCGTTCAATAAAGGATGCTGAGAATAATGACCTGCATCCCATTCCCCACAAGAACCCCGTATCCGCTGAGAACAAACAGATGGACCAATATCTCTCGATGATAAAAGACCCTACTGCTCGCGCTGATGCTCAGTCTGGTACGCAGGGACTTGAATCTGCAATCGGCGCTCTTCCTGGTGCTCTCAAACAATATAATGCATCTGCCGGCCCGTCTGATGTTATCAATATGCTTCTCAACGCTATCAGTTCACGTATTGATTACTATGGTAATGCAAATGCGCTACCGTATGTCCGCAATAATCCTGTTACCAATACCCTCTCCAATGTCCTCTCCTACGCTATCAATAACACAGATACCAACCAAATAATTCCTGAGGTCAACAACACTTCCCCTGCTGCTACTGCTGCTGCTACTCCTACTTCTACTGCTAAATCATCTACATCCACAGCCCCACTATCTGCTCAAGCAACCACTCCACAAACTGATTACCTCTCACCTTCTTCTGATCTATCGACATTTATTAAACTTCTTTCATCTCCTAACCAATCTTCCAACACCCAGACTCGTCCCATTACTTCTGGTATACCTACTGTGAATAAGTAATGTCCGGCAGCAAAGATGCACTCAACCAATTTTATGACACCTGGAAAACCCGTAGAGAATGGGCATCCTCTCACAACATTCCTTTCTCTGCTTATTCTTCTGTAGCTTCTGAAGCGTACAATCGCTATAAGCAGGGTGAGGATACTGAGTCTGCTGGCGCAATGTCTAACGATGAGTCCTATCTGACAATGGAACAGGTAGCCTCGGGCAAGCAGATAACCTCGACGCCATCCACAACCCCTCCATCTATCCTCTCTAAGAATTGGTATGGGGCAATAGAGAATGATCTTGCCGATCTCGGCACTGGCCTCTATCACCTGGGCTTGGGTGCCGTAAAGCGAGCTGGCAGTCTAGCTCTCAATGCTCCCGCCAGTTTCTCATACGCCAAACAACAATTGAGTGAATTGGCGGCTCCCTGGGAACAAATGTTAACTGGCAGCGTCAATCCTCAAACGATGTCATCTTCCCCTGTTGACAACATGATTCCCGGTTGGACTGATTACTGGAATGCGCAAACCCCCGCTGGTCGTCAACAGATGGCCGAGCACCCGATATCCGACGTGTTGGACGTGTTGGGTCCCAAAGACCTCCATATGGCCGCTGAGTGGGCGATACCCAAGATTGCTGACCGTTTACCCGATACCGCCACAGCGTACCTCTCAAAGCTCCACGATGCGGCTGATGAAATCGGTGTAACTAAGTATATGCGTGAAGGTCTCTTTCGTCCAGTCAATGCTCTTACAGCGAAGATGCAAGCAAGTTATTTCGAGTTTCTAGGAAACAACATCTACAAAATTGCTAAGGGATTAAAGGGTAACGACCTCACCGATCCCACAACTGAAGTCGGTCAACTCCAGAATCTAATCACCAACTTCTCCTATAAAGGTGAAAATTTTAAGACCTTCGATGACGTCATCAAGTCCCCTAACATCCCCGATAAAATCAAGACTGCATATACTCGCTACCAACACTTGCAGCTTGAACAACTCCAACGTGAATCTGATGCTGGCGTAATGATGAAGGTCCCCCATCCGACTACAGGCGCAGAAGAGTGGATCAGTTATAAGTCTCCTCTCGTCAAGTATCTCAAACTCAATGATCGCTTTCTCGAAAAAATAGACAAGACAACTAAACTCCGTGACGTTGCTCGTGATACGTTCACCGCCGATCACGCAAAGTTCACCAGTCCTACATCAACCGATTCAGGTCCTCTCGACTCGATCATGTCTGCATGGACTCAACGTACCGGTCAATCTCTCTCTGATTCTCTCCGCTCTCAAGCTACTGATTTACTCCACCGCTCATCCGAAATCTTTACTGACAAGCACTCTGGCGAAGACTTCGATGGTACCATGCGTAAAGCATTCAGTGGTCATACCCGTGCAATGTCTAACCTCGCACGCAATCTGAACAAGTTGGCTGACCAGTTTGACTCTCCCGACTTCGACAACCTCTCCAATCTCAAAGACATTCGCAAGACTCTCAACTCTCTCAACACGTCTCTTTCCCATATCAAACACGCAGCCGATGATGATGCAATCAAGACTCTCCGCTCGACAATCGCTGATGTCCGTGATCAACTCTATAAGCACTCTCAACAATACAACAAGCTAACTGGTGGCGGATATGTTGACGATGATGGTGAATGGGTCCAACCTAAGAACGCTCGCCGTTCTATTATGGGTGATCGTGCCCACGCTATAGACGCTCACGACCGTTACATGAAAGGGTTATTTCAACGTGCATGGGATCGTAATACTATCGAGAACTTCCATCCTTGGGTAACACGTTTTCAGCGTGAGGCTTGGGAGCGTATAGCTCGTGAGGGTCGTGACACTGGCCGCTACTCCTACGGTAAACTTAAAGACGACTTCGCTATCCCCGTTGACCCTGACCTTGCTGGTAAGGTTTACGATATGGTCGCTGCTGGCTATTACACCGACCCAGATGTCCAAGCCTTATTCGCCCCATTCGCGGATAAGATCAAGTCCGACGCTATAGCCGAAGCAGTCAAATTAAAGGAAGCTGGCTATCAACCCCTCTTCGTGCACTCTGTCCATGATGCAGCCGAAGGTGCGCGGCTAAGATCAAAGCCTTCAATGAGCTTTGAGCGCCTGACAACCCCTGCTGGCGCATTTACCCGTTCGATGGGGATAACATCTAGCATATTCTCATTTGAGATGGGCTTGGCTAAAGGTGAACTCGATCTCCTCGTGTTGCACTTTCGTCAGGTATTCTACGATAATTTCCTAACCCATCGCGACAAAGATGGAAACTTAGACGATGCCTCCCGTGTTAAAACTCGCACTATGCTCTACAAAAAAATGAACGTAGACTACTCCTCGAAGCCTGACTACACTCTCGGCTCCGATGCCATGCTTGATGATTGGGCAAAAAAGAATGGCTGGCAGCGATTTGATCCTACCGACTTTCTCCCAAATCGCAAGTCAACCATCCAGTCATTGGCTGATGCCACCTATATTCGCACTACAGACCTTAAAGCGATGCTGAAGCTAGAGCACCACTTGACGGGTGAGTTCGGCAAGCTTAACGAGTTTGCTCAACACGGTATGAAGTTCTATCGGCTATCGGTACTTGGCCTATCCCCTCGATTTGCCGTTCACGTCATCGCTGGTGGTGGCCTTATGTTGCTGCTCAAGACTGGCCCTGAAATCTTCACTCATGATTATATCGCTGGTGCTATGCAACTTGCTGGCTGGCATCCTAGATGGGGCAACTGGATTGAGCATGATGAAGGTCTTCTACCATCCAACATATCGACTAAGACTGCTGAATCCAGCATCCAGGGCAAACTCGTAGACACCTATGACAAACTTCAAAATCAAATGAACGGTGTAACGGCTGGTCGCTTATTCCATGATGAGATGAAAGCAGACATGGACAGTGGCAGATATCATCCTATCAAAGGTTTTGAGTCTAAGGTCATTGACCCCTACCAACACTTTCTAGCGCTCACAACTAAGTTCTATCACTCCATCGCATTTCTGTATGGCCAAGAACATTATAAGGCTGGTGACCTTACAGCTTTCGACCTCGAAACAGCAGCTAAATGGCACCAGACGCCCGAAGACTATTACGGTGCGAAATTCTCTTGCGAGGTTCTAGCTGACCACTTGGCTCAGTCCCCACTCGAACAGGCTCTCATTCAAAACTACATGCCGTTCTTTGGATGGACTAAGCAGGTAATCCGTTACGTTATGCGTTACCCGTTCGATCATCCTCTCCGTGCTGCTATCCTATCTCAATTATCAGAGTTAAATGCAGCCAACAACTCCAATCTCCCCGACTATCTCCAACGTCTACTATTCCTCGGTCAACCAGACTCCGAAGGCAATATCCAAGTTATCGACTATCGCGCATGGAACCCATTCCGTGACGTTGCTAATTATATGTCGCTCAAAGGTTTCATGGCCGGTCTAAACCCACTGCTCCAGGGGATACTTGGTGGGTCTGGCGTTAACCCTGAAACTGGTGAAGCAGCCGAGATGTACCCCACCCTACAATACTCTGACTTCTATGGTTCTGATCAGATATCTGATACGTCCAATACAGTTAGCGATATCGTCTCAGCCGCATCTCCCCAGCTCTCTACCCTCGAAATGTTCATGTCTCGTACCTCCTCAATGCGTGCAGCAATGGCCACTTCCCCTAACCCTCACGAGACGATGTGGCATGACATCTTTGACCAGCTTGGTTTTCCTTGGGTGCCTTACACTATCAACGTTAAACAAACTCAAGCTCGCAAATACATGGACATCTACTCCGAGTCAAGCGCTGCTGTCCAAAAGTCATTGGGTGCTGACACCGGTGTCAATGATCCATCAGCGATCCAAGGTTACGGTGGCTATCTACCTCTTCAAGGATATAACGTAACCCCCTCTATCATTAAGTCAATCATCGCCCAATCCAACGCTGAGGGTTCTCCCGCTATTGACATCCTCAATCTCCCCTACGCTCCCAAATACCCAGTCTTCTATGGTACCAATGTACCTGTTCTACCCGAATATAACTCTGACGACTACGCTTAAACCAGGTGAATGAAATGTCAGTAGTGCTTCCCCTACGATTCGATTTGCGGCCCGCTAGTACCTTGCCTAGCCCAACACACCCAGACCCCTCTCCAAAACCCCCTACGCAGCCACAGACTCCAGTAGGCTGATCTCAATGCCTCGCATCACTCGTCTTCGTCATGTTCTCATTAACTCGGCTGTCACTCAGCAGACCGTAGCACGAGAGGCTAATGTCCCAGCATCAAAACTATCTGCCTACGCTCTTGGTCGTGCTCCTATCCCTCCCCATTATCTAATCCGCTTGTGCAAGTATTTCTCTCTCAACCCTGAATCTCTCCTCGGTTATATAGATGCTGAGGACATAATCGACTGGCCAAAGGAGTCACGCTCTAATGTATAAAGGTATGGATATCTCTGGTTGGAATCATACTCATCCGATCATTTGGAAATTGATCGCCGGTCAAGACATCAAATTCGTCATCGAGAAAATAACAGAAGGCGTCACCTATTCTAACCCCTACTTCAAAGATGACTACGACTCCGCTCTTGCTCAAGGTATCGTCTATGATGCGTATGTCTTTTGGCACCCTTCAGACTCCCTTTCTCAGCAGCTCGGTTTTG